GTACCAACGCTCTTGAAGCTATATGACTTTGCCTGCGCCAAACGACAGCTCCTTTCGTTGATAAATAGTCTTTTTGAATATTTCTAGCGTTAACTCTTTCCAAATCCTGGAGAAGATGTTGTGCCGGGTCCTGCAGGAGTAGCAACCACCTGACCAGGGGAAACAGTTACGGTCACAACTGCTCCCTTCACGTATTTGTCGATAGCCTCAGTAATATCTCTCGACAATTGTTGGATGATAGACGATGAGTCAGCGCCTTGTTGTGTTCCACTATTTTTTGCCTTATCAAACGCTGAAGCAATCTCTGTCTGCAATAGCATCTTTAGAGGTGTTTCTATTGGCATTTACTCTCCATAAATAACTGTTGAACCGAGACCAAGCGTTGCAGCTTTTAGCTGGGCCTGTTTTGTTGAGACAGA